CTGGTGACTCCATTCCTCTAGCTGCACGTCTTCCAGGTGCAACAGCGTTGTCAACATCTGTGACATCTCCGTTGACTGTGATTGCACGTATGGCTCGTCAGATGGATACAGCAAATGTTGACTCACGAGGCAGATGGCTGGTTGTAGACCCAGTGTTCATGGAAATCTTAAAAGACGAAGATTCACGTCTATTAAATTCTGACTATGGTGGATCAGGTCTACAAAACGGACTAGCTGTAAACAACTTACACGGCTTCCGACTTTATGTATCTAACAACTTACCTGCTAAAGGTACAGGTGCAGGTACATCAGGTGCGACTGCCCAAGACGATCATTACGGTGTTATCTTGGCAGGTCAGGAAGATGCGGTTGCTTCTGCAGAGCAGATCAACAAAGTTGAAAACTACCGTGATCCAGACTCATTTGCAGACATTGTACGTGGTATGCATCTATATGGAAGGAAAATCCTCCGTCCACAAGCATTAGTATCAGCTATCTACAACGCTGCTTAATACTAAATATACTGTTGGGCTGGCTTTGTCAATAGCTGGCCCTTCAGCTTATCTAACAGTAGGATAACTTTATGGCTACGTATGTAAATCTTGTAAACGAAGTACTTCGGAGAGTAAATGAAGTACAGCTAGACACAGGCGGCAATGGCTTCTCTGATGTACGTAACCTCCAAGCGTTAGCTAAAGATGCTGTAAACGCTAGTATACGTGAGATATTACAAACATCTCAAGAGTGGCCTTTTACTATAATTACTTATGTACAGACTCTTGTTGCAGGTACAGGTACTTATAGCTTTCCTAATGACTTCTCTAAAGTTGATTGGGATACATTTTATATTAAACAGTTAACAAGCAAAGGTAATGATCCTGAGAGATTACCTGTAATTAACTTCAATGATTATATTAGGATGTATCGTAGTTCCGAAGATACTGGCGGTACAAGTGGTAGATCCACTCCTTCTATAGTTTACCAAACGCAAGAAACCAAGTTTGGCGTTACTCCATTACCAGATGATGCATATGAGATAGAATATCGCTACTGGTATTTTCCTAATGACTTAGTTAACTTTAATGACACAAGTATCATACCTGATAGATTTAACAATGTTATTATAGATGGTGCAGTAATGTACCTTATGAGATTTAGAGCCAATGAGCAAAGTGCATCTATACATCAAAAGAAGTTTGAAGACGGTATAGACTCAATGAGAAGAATATTACTAGACTCACCTATGTATGTATCATCTACAGTTCTTTCAGGAAAGTATTTCAATACTAATACAGGCACTAAGTAATGGCAGATAATCTGCGTACATTTGCAGCCGCCTGTCAGGGTGGCCTAGTACTAAACCTAGATCCGTTATCGCAAGGAAGTGAAGGTTCTGGTAGTGCTATAAGAATGATAAACTACGAACCTGCTTTACAAGGTGGGTATAGAAGAATAAGTGGTTTCTCTAATTCTTATGGTGAACTTACAGGATTAGCTAACTCACCTGTATTAGGCGTACACGTAGCAGCAGATATAAACCAAGGAATATTTGGATGTAGAAGACCTACTACAGGTAACAACTACTTTCATTGGTACAATCATTATTACACAGTAGCAGTTACTTCAGGCACAGGGTCTAACTTTACTGTAGGAGAAACAATCACTGCAGTAGTAAGTGGATCAGACAATACTGTAGTACCAATCTCTGCTACTGTTATATCAAAGACTGCTAACGCAATAGTTTTGAACTTCGGCAAACTACCCAGCGCAGTATTTAGTGTAGGTAATGTCATAACTGGTGGAACATCAACCACTGTTTCCACAATAACAAGTGCTCCTGTCGTGTTAGGTTGGCAGGAAGTAACTACTTCAGGTTCACCCAATACCACTACAGTAACTAAGATACGCTTTGAGAACTTTAATTGGGGTGCTCCAAAGTTTGTACTGGTTGATGGTGTTAATCCTGCAGCTACCTGGGATGGAACAACATATACACAACTAACTACAGGTAATGTACCAACAAAGCCCAGTTTAGCTGCAGCATTTAACAATCATTTATTTTTAGCAGGAGATAGCACAGAGCCTTTCAACTTATACTTTAGCGCACCTGTTGCTGAAACAGATTGGACACCTGCTAGTGGTGCTGGTGTTATCAATGTAGGTTTTAAGATTATACAGATTAAAGCCTTTCGTGATCAACTATTTGTCTTTGGTTCTAATAACATAAAAAGATTAGTTGGTACTAACATAGCTAACTTTGAACTACAGACAGTCACATCTAACTTAGGTTGTGTAGCACCAGATACAGTAATAGAGTTTAACGGTGATGTACTTTTCTTAGCTCCAGACGGTGTGCGTCCTATTACTGGTACAGATCGTATTGGCGATATTGAGCTTGCAACTTTATCTAAGCCTATTCAGTCTATCTTTGAGACATACACTGCACAGGAAGACTTAGCTACTCTCACAGCAGTAGTAGTAAAAAAGAAGTCTCAGTTTAGAATGTTCTTTGCAGACCAAGAATCATTAGGAATACTAGGAGCAGTACGTAGAAGCGGTGCAGGTGGTGCAGGTTTCGAGTATAGCCAACTTGTAGGTGTGGATGTAAAGACTGCATCAAGTGGTTACTTAGGAGACGAAGAGTTTGTTATACATGGTGACTCAGAGGGTTTAGTGTATAGACAAGAATCAGGTACAGACTTTAATGGTAGTAACATTTTTAGTTTGATGCAAACGCCATTTTACTATATGGATGATCCTGGGTTAAGAAAAACTTTCTACGATGTAGATACATACATGCGGTCTGAAGGTGAGGTTACAGTTGTCATGGCAGTAGAATATGACTACAGTAATCCAGACACTAAAGTATCTTCGGACTATACACTGTCAACAAAAGGTGCTGCTTCTTTTTACGACACTGCCAAGTTTGACGCAACAGACATTTATGATGGAAACCCTTCACCAGTAGAGTCTAGTAGTATCGTAGGTTCTGCTAAATCAATATCAATTAGGTACGTTACTAATAGTAAAAGTCCAAGCCATACTATCCAAGCTGTGACTATTACGTATGGACTTGGAGACAGGAGATAAAATATGTCAGGTTACACACGCCAATCCGTAGCTGATATTGTACCCACAGCCGTTGTTAGGGCAGCGCCCATAAATGCTGAGTATGATAAGTTACGTGACGCATTTGCACACAGCACTACAGGTACAACAGGCCACAAGCATGATGGTACTTCGGATGAAGGTTCTTACGTACCTCTGATTGCTGATCTAGATGCAAAGAATAAAATACAAGTAGACACAGTTAATAATCGCTTTGGTGTATTTGTCGAGGTATCAAGTACAGCAACTGAGCAAGTCAGATTTGAAGACGGTATAGTCAAACCAATAACAGACAATGATATTGACTTAGGTACATCTACGCAAGAGTTTAAGAATGCACACTTTGACGGTACAGTATTTGTTGATACATTAAGTGTAGGAGATAATGACTACACTACTATCACTAATAATGATTACGCTGTTTCAGCAGGAAACCTGACATTTGATGTAGCAGCAAACATCATACTAGATGCTGACGGTGGTGATGTAACCCTCAAGGATGCAGGTACTACCTACGCTGTACTAAACAATAACTCTGGTAACTTAGTACTTAAGAGTGGTACAACTACAGCCGTATCTTTTACAGGTGCTAACGCTGACTTCGCAGGTACACTAGACGTAACTGGTAACGCTAAGTTTGACAGTAATGTTACAATAGACGGTAACACAATAATAGGTGACGCTAATACTGACACTGTAGCTGTCAACGCTAAGATCAATACAGCACTTATACCTACAGCAGATAGTTCGTTTGACTTAGGTAGCGGATCAGCCTACTGGAAAGATGCTTACCTAGATAGTGTAACAACTACAGGTAACGTCAATATTGGTGCTAACCTCACTGTTAACGGTACTGCAGACTTTACTAACACTACATTGGAAAACGTTACTGATCCTTCTAGCGCACAACAAGCTGCCACGAAAAATTATGTGGACACTGCTATAAATAACCTTATCGCTGGTGCACCTGCTACTCTAGATACTCTGGATGAGATTGCTGCAGCTATCAATGATGACAACAATGTATATACAACTTTAACAACTAGCATTGCAACCAGGTTACCACTTTCAGGTGGTACAATGACAGGTCCAATAGCTATGGGTGGCAGCAAGATTACAGGTGCTGCTGCACCCACAACAGGTTCTGACCTCACTACAAAAACTTATGTGGATGGTATCCTTGGGTCAGCGACAGCAGCATCAAGTAGTGCAGCAGATGCACAGAAGCTTGCTATTAATGCATTAGACAGTCAGTTTACACTTGCTGATGGATCTACTACTGGCTTTTCTGCGTTACACTATGCAACAAAAGCTGCCTCGACATTTTCATCTTTACAATCGTTAGCAAGTGTTGTTAGTGCTACGGTAGGTGATTATGGCTTTATTAACTCTTCACCTACGTCAACAGCAGATTACGGAGCTATATAATGACTACTCAAATACAAAGACGTAGAGGTACTACATCTGAGCATTCCTCGTTTACTGGTGCTGGTGGCGAATTAACCGTTGACACAACTAAGAACACAGTAGTTGTACATGATGGTTCTACACAAGGCGGTATACCTCTAGCTAAAGAAAGCGCAGTACCTACTACAATAAATACATTAACTAATGTATACACAGCAATGAACCCATCAGACGGTCAAGTACTTACATTTGACACAACTAATGGATGGCAAGCTGAGTCTATACCTACCATCACTACACTAAATGATATTTCAAATGTGACTATATCAAATGCTCAAACAGGTCAGTTCCTAAAGTGGAGTGGATCAGCTTGGGTAAATGATACTGTACCTATCATAAGCACACTAAATGATATTGCTAATGTGACTATATCAAGTGCTAATACAGGTGACTTCTTGAAGTGGAGTGGCTCTGCTTGGGTAAATGCTTCTGTGCCTAACCCAACAACACTAAACTCACTTGGTAACGTTACTATCTCTAGCGTAGCATCAGGACAGTTTCTACAGTGGAATGGCTCTGCATGGGTTAACGCTGTAGTAGAAGCATTCAATACACAGACGCATACAACTACAGCTACTGCTCAAGTATCTATTGCTGAGTATGCACACGCAAGCTTTGATGGCATCAAGGCAGTAATTACAGCAGACGATGGTACTAACCGTAGTATCTCAGAGATTGTAATTACACATAACGGTAGCACAGCAGTGTCTACAGAATACGCACAAGTAAATACAGCATCAGCACTAGCCACGTTTGATGTAGATATATCAGGAAATGATATTCGTATTCTAGCTACACCTGCAGCGACAACAAGCACAGGGTTTACCGTAAAAGCAATCACCCTATAATATAGCGCCAAGTGGAGAGTGAAGCATGGCTAATGATAAAGACTTTAAAGTAAAGAATGGTGTACAGCCTACACGATACGTGGAAGGTTTGGGTACTGTTGTGGCTAGTACTGAAGGTTACAACTTTAGTGGTGCATCCTACGATTCTGTAAGTTTTAGTGTATCAGGACAAGACGCAGATCCATATGGTCTTTTCTTTCGTTCAGATGGCGCAAAGATGTACGTTGCAGGAGATGCAGGAAACGACATAAACGAGTACAATCTTAGCACACCTTGGACTGTTAGTTCAGCCTCTTACAGCCAAAACTTTAGCGTAGCTTCTCAAGAATCTGCTCCTAATGGAGTGTTTTTCAAAACTGATGGAACTAAAATGTTTGTAGTAGGAACAGCTACGGACACTGTTTATGAGTATGCATTAAGTTCCGCTTGGGACATTAGCTCTGCAAGCTACAGCTCTGTAAGTTTTAGTGTAGGAAGCCAAGACACTGTTCCAACTGATATTTCGTTTAATACTGATGGAACTAAAATGTTTATTGTAGGTAATACTGGAAACAATGTTTATGAGTATGCATTAAGTTCCGCTTGGGTTGTGTCCTCTGCCTCTTATACTAGGAGCTTTAGTGTTGCCTCTCAGACAACAGGGCCGCAGGGTCTGTTTTTCTCTTCGGATGGACTTAATATGGTGGTAGCAGGTGGAGCAAATGTAAACAAGTATGTTTTAAGCTCTGCTTTTGATATTAGTAGTGCATCTTACTCACAAGCATTTACTGTTTCATCTCAAGAAGGCGATCCACAGGCTTTGTTTTTTAAATCTGATGGTACTAAGATGTATGTGTTAGGATCATCATCAGACACAGTTTATCAATATTCAACAGCTAAAGCGATAGACACCCTAGACTTATCTACTGGCTCAGTGTTTAACTACTCACCAACTGCAAGCAAGACATTGAAGTTAAGCAACCCAGCAGCAACAGGTACAAACTCTGGTGCTACGTTGTTGGTTAGCGGTAATGATACAGCAGGTATAGCAGGTAATTTCAGCACTAGGTTATGGACAGGTACAGGAAGTGATGTTATTGTTCAGTCAGGTGTTGATCTGACAGGCCAAGGCTCTATGGTATGGGTAAAAAACAGAAGTAGGGCATCTACTGACCACACTATCTGGACAAGAAACGATCAAACAGGTTGGTTAAAACCAAATACAACTGCTGCGATTACAAACCAAAACTGGGTACGTGATTGGACAACTACAACTTACACTGCTGCTGGTAACTCAACTAGTTACGCTTCTTATAGTGGTGATACTTATGTTGGGTTCCT